CAGTTTGGTAAGATTACAAAAGAAGAGCCCACATATTCATATGATGAGCAAGGTAATCAAACATTCACTGGCATGCAGAAAATAGAAACGTTTGGTAATAAACTTACTGGACAAGCAGTGGGCAACACTTACGGTGAACGCCAAACTGGAGATGCCTTTGGTGGAACCTATGCTGGTAAAGGTAACACAGGTTATCGTGTTCAGTTTGATGACAAAGGTAATCCATACTTTTACACATCAGGACAAAGCAGTAGTGATGCTGGTCAATGGATGCCTATTGTTCAGTTAGCCCTGGCCGCAACAGGCGCAGGTGGCTTGTTGGGTAATGCACTATTGGGTGCAGGTGCTGGCGCAGTTGCCACCAACGCACTAGGCAATGCCATCATCAGTGGAGCCTTAACAGGAGCCACAGGCGGTGACGCTCTCAAAGGTGCGCTATTAGGTGGTGTTGGTGGTGCCATTGGTGGTTACTTGCAAGGTGCCACTCCCACTACCGCTGGTGGCAGTATCTTTGGTGGTGCTGTAGATGGAAGCACAGTTAACTTTGCTGACCTAGCAGACACAGGTGTTATTGACGCACTCAAGGCACGTGGACTTTCAAACATTCAGATCACGGACTTCTTAGAAAACTCTGGTGGCATTAGTGTTCCTGCCAGTGTTATAGATGGAAGCACCATCAACTTTAATGACCTAGCAGACAACTCAATAATTGATGCTCTTAAAGAACGTGGACTCTCAAACATTCAGATCAATGACTTTTTAAACAACGCAGGTGGCACAGTGACTGGTCCAGCAGTGCCCACAGGAACCACTCCCGTTGAAACAGTCAATGTAACTGGTGCCGCTACAGGTCCTGTAGTTCCTACCATGGTAGATCCCAACATCCTGGCAGCTGTGACAACACAGTTGAATACCAATGTTAAAACACCTACACCCACAATTGAAATCACAGGAGACAAAGTAACCAAACCAGATGATACTACTACGCCTACTGTGACAGTAACAGGTGACAAGCCAGTGACACCAGTTGTGCCTACAGTGACAGTCACAGGTGATAAGCCAGTAACTCCAGTTGTGCCTACTGTAGAAGTTGTTGGAGACAAACCAACGACGCCAACCATACCAACAGTTACAATCACAGGTGATAAACCAGTGACTCCAGTTGTGCCCACAGTAGAAATTGTAGCACCAAAACCACCTGTAGTGCCTCCAGTAGTGCCACCAGTGATTCCTGAGATAGTTATTACACCGCCTCCTGTTCCACCAGTGCCTCCTGTTGTGCCTCCAGTGACACCACCTGTTGTAGTTGTGCCTCCTGTGGTCCTGCCCCCACCTAAACCTCCACAGCCTCCTGTTGTGGTTCCCCCACCTCCACCACCACCTCCAGTTGCGACAAATGGTGTAGGATTAAATCCAGGCTTGATAGAAACAACTCCGTTCTACAACACCACAAATGATGCTCAAGCACGTTACTACTATGGTGACCATGGATTCCAAACAGGTCCAGCTTTTGATGCTGCCAGTTATAACGCAGTGGCTGCGCCTGACACACCATTTGGTATTCAAGGTGTTGCCAAGCCACTCAGTGCCGCCGATTATGAAAACATCATCTTGGGCAGACCGTTCACACCAGAACAGTTTACTCCTGCCACAAGACGACAGGCATACAATCCTGCGCTGTTACAAACACCAGTTGGACAGAGTGGTAGCGCACAACCAGTGTCTGGTCCAGTAGCACCTTCTACAACTTACACAATGAACCCAGCAGAGATTCAACAGATATCTTCAGTGCTGGGTCCTGCTATGGCACAGGCCTTGGCAGCCGCAATGGCCGCTGGCGACATGGAAACTGTCAACAACATCAAGAGCCAGTATGACTATGCTGTGTTACAACAACAGAATCAGGGCGGTAATCCATGATGCTAAATAATACAAATAAGGAAACACTATGAGTTTTTTTGATGATCTATTCGGTGGACCAAAGACCACAAAAACAGTAGACATTCCTGCGAGTCAACAAGCAGAGATGGATGCTTACAGCAAATACAGAATTCAACAACTGTTGCCATACCTACAACGTGGTATGACAGGTGTTGAAGACATGTATAGAATCAATGAACCTGGCATGCTGAAGGCCGCACAAAACGTAGCAGGCGTAGGTGGACAAGTTCAAGAAACCACAGGTGGCGTAGGCGAAAGTGCGCTACGTTCAGGTGTTGTTGGCCTACAAAGCCTGTTCAGCCCACAGTATGAACAACAGCAGGTGCAGGCAGCTATTGCTCCTGCACAAGCACAGTATAGACAAAACGTTCGTCAGTCAGGTTTGAATGCCATGCGTGGTGGCACTGCTGGCAGTAGCAGACAGGCCATGCTAAACAGAATGAGTGCTGATGCCGCAAGAGGACAGCAAGCACAATTGGCCGCACAAGTTAGTCAAGGTATTCAAGGACAAAGAGCCACAGCGGCCAATCAGTTGGCAGGCATTGGTTTCAGCGGTATGGATCGCACACTGGCAGCCGCACAGGCCCGTCAGGCAGCGGCCAACAGTCCAATGGATCAATACTACAAGAACTTGGCTGCTCGTTACAGTGTATCACCTGCTGTTGGTGCTACTCCATATCCTGGCGCACAAAGCACTACAACACAGACTGGTGCAGACTATAAAGATCTTATTGGCAAAGTGTTGCCTTTCTTAATTTAAGGATTAATCAATGGCATACCAATATGATCAATTCGGCAATGTAATTGGCGAATACGAAAGCGAAGAAGAACGCAGAGCCAGAGAAGCACAAGAACTTGCTGACCATGCTGTTCAAACACAGGAGATCAAAACCTACGGTGATGGCACAGTAGAGAAGACAACCAAAGAGTCTTTGCCTCCTGAACTACAACGTGCTCAGGCTGCTTATCAACAAACTGTAGCACCAGTGGCTCCAGTTAGTCCAGAACAAATGGCCTACACTAGACAACAAGAGTCTGGTGGTCGTAGAGACATTGGCTATCACTTTCAACCCAACGCACAAGGACAAAGACAATCAAGTGCGTTTGGACCTTATGGCATCACTGAAGCCGCTTACCGGGACATTGCCAAGCAAGATCCAAGTTTAGCCAAACCCATCACAGAGTGGACACAAGAAGAACATGATCGTGGTTATACTACCCTAGTGGGTCGTAATCAGAAAAGACTAACACAGTTAGGCGTTGAACCCACTGGTGGCGCACTACAACTCAGTCACTTGCTGGGTCCAGATGGTGCCGCACGTTTCTTAAAAACAGGTGAAGTCAGTGAACAAGCCGCGGCAGCAAATGGTGGTGCTGAAAGACTAAAACAAATTGCGTCAGGACGCTTTGCTGGTGGAGCCAGTGCCAGTTCAGGTGCCGCTCAAGCACAGACAGCACCTCAGCCTCAACAACAAATGGGACCTATCAGTCCTGAACAAGTTGATCAGCAAGCACAAATCCTAACTCAACAACTACAACAGTTAGCAGAGTCACAAAAACAAACTCCTCCTCCAAACAGTTTTGATGAGTTTGGCACACCTGTGTTCAGTCCACAGCAGGCCAACTTAGACATGCACTTGAACAACTATCAAAGCATACAAGAAAGTCCAGATCAGTTATTGAATCTAAGCAAGGATCCAACACTACCAGAATGGTTAAAGGATCGCAGTAGAAACCGTGCCGCAGACCTAATCATTGAACAACGTCAAGATGCCCGAGCACAAAAAGAAGTAGAAGACCTAGATGAAAACAAAATTGCCAGACTATTACGTGAACGTAAAGGTGAAGGCAGTAGACTAAAAGGCATGTTGTATGCGGCATTTGGCTTAACAGATCTAGCCAATGAAGAAAAATACAAACTGGGTATTGGCTCAGACAAAGCAGACACAATAAATGGTGAACCAGTGGTGATCAAAGTTGCGGCCAATGGTAAAGCCATTGATGGTATCAGTGCTGTCACAGGCAAAGAACTCTCTGCCAAAGAGATTGCCATGTATAACGCCAACTTGGGTGGTGCGCTAGGCAAAGGTGCCAGTGTCAGTGCTGAAGTATATGTTGATCAGAAAACAGGCAAGCGTTATCGCTCAGGTGTTGATAGTTCAGGCAAAGGTGCTTATGTCAGTGTTGCTGGTGGTCCTCCATTCAAGGGCAATGAAAAAGATCTAGTGCCACAAAGTATTGGAACAGCCGCTGCCAAAGCAGAAGCAACCAATGCTGTTGACTTACGTTACACAGGTCCCAAAGCATACACCAAGGCAGGCGCTGACTTTGCTGGTAAATTCAATGCTGAAAATGGCACCAACATTGGTTATGCTTCTGAATCACCTGGTGCTCCCTTAATTGACAAGAACACAGGACAAGTGGTTGTTCCAGATGCCAGTGGACGCATCACTGCCACCAGAGGTTCAGGTGGAACAGCAACAGCAGCCGCACCAGCAGCCGCTCCTGCACAAAGCAAGTTGCCTGCTCCTCCAACAATGAACCCAGGTGAAAGCCCAGCGGCATTTGCGGAACGCACAAAGGCCTGGTCTAAGACTTATGAAAAGCAGTTTGAAAGCCAAGAAAGAAATGTCAAGGCAGCCAAAGACTTGTTGCCATATGTGAATGAAATGAAAGCCTTGATTGACAAAGGCACAGCATCAGGCATTGGTGCCATTGTAGACAACGCAGGCAACTTCTTTGGTTATTCAACAGCAGGTGCAGAAGCCATAGCAGCCATTGCTCCACTAGCAAACAAAGTGCTTATGGGTGTTGAACGTTTTGAAGGTCCACAGAGTGATCAAGACGTCAAGAGTTACAAAGAAGCCGCTGGTAGATTGGCTGATCCAAAAGTGCCAGCCGCACAAAAGCAAGCGGCATTCAATACCATTGTTGAGATTATGCGACGCAATGCTCCTGACCTAAATTGGGACGGTGTTGGTAAAAGTTCAGGGTCAGGAACTACCTCAAGTGGTAACAAATACAAAAAGGTTCAGTAATGGCATTCATATATGAAATTAATGGACAGCGAGTTGAGTTTGAAACTGAACCCACTGAGGCTGACATTGATGAAGCCGCAAGAGAAATGGGCACAACACCTGTTGCAGGTTCACCCAACATGGCTCCACAAGCAGCCAGTGTGGCCGGCAGAGTAGCTGCCATGGCTCCAGAAGCCGCAGGTGCTGTTAGAGCAGGTGTTCAAGCAGTGGCCAACATGCCTGCTCAACAAGTTGCCAGAGGAGTAATGGACGCAGGTGCCATGTTGGCAGGTCATCCTCCTTATGCCAGCATGATCAAGGCAGCCACTGACACAGCCGCTGGAGTTCCTGTTAAAGATGTGATCAGTAATGCCACCAACATGGTTCGTTCTGGTGCAGGTGCCATAGGTGGTGCCGCAAGAGGTTTAGGTTCAGCCCTAGCAACAGGTGCCATGGCTCCTGAAAGTGCTTTCTTAATGCCTTACCAAATGGCAGCCTACGAACAAGACAAGATCCGTGCCAATCCCAACGCACCTGGCCTAGAATCCAATCCTTACGCACAAGTTCAACGTGGTGAATATGCCACAACCAGAGCCGCTGGTGCCGCAAATCAAAGAAGTGCTGTTAGAAACATGCCTTATGGCAATGTCACAGCCCGAGAACGAGACATGCTGGAAAAGGATAGATTAAATATGCAAATGAGAATGCAAGCAGCCAAAAGAGTATTAGGACAACAACAATGACACTAGCAGAACAATTAACACAAGTATTCAACGACAACTTTGTTGCTTACTACAGAAGCCATGCGGCACACGTGAACGTAACAGGTCGCACATTTCGCAGTGATCATAAAATGCTGGGTGGTGTGTATGAACGCCGTCAAGCAGAGATTGATAAACTAGGTGAATTACTTAGAACCATACAAGAGTTTATGCCAACAGACCTGTTTGATATCTTAAACAACACAACTCTAAGCACAGAACCCATTGAAGGTTCAGCAGATGAATTGTTACAGCTAGTTCAGGATGATCTAGAAGCCCTGCGTGACTGCTACATTGAATTAGAACTTGTGGCCACAGCAGAAGGCCATGAAGAAATAGCCAACTACGCACAAGAACAGATCTTGGACTTGAACAAGTCAATATGGATGTTGACTTCAACCTTGGAATAAAGAAATGAAACACATAGAAAACCCCGGCATTGAAAAAAAGCACGGTGGTGCCCGTGAAGGTGCTGGCCGTCCCAAAGGCACCAGCAATAGACTTACAGCAAAGGAAATACTTGACACAGCAGAAAACATGCTGGGCAAGCCCTTTGTTGTTAGCCTAATGGAAGGTTATATTCAAAGCATAAACGAAGGTGACAGTCGCAACAGAGTCACTTACGAAAAGATTATTTTAGATAAAACTGCTACAACCATAATTGAAGCAGAGATTACAGATGGCAAAGATGCCATTGAAGCCAAGCAAGCAGCCTTTACAGAAGCACTTGCCAAACTCATGGGCACCAGTCCTGAATCAGTTAGACACTAAATAAACACATGCCACTACAAAAGTCAACTAGCAAAAAAGCATTCCAGAAGAATGTTGCCGCAGAAGTTAAAGCAGGTAAACCTGTTAAACAAGCAGTGGCTATCGCTTACTCTACTAAGAGAGCGGCAGCAAAAAAAGGAAAATCAAAATGAAACATAACAGCAAAACACAAGGCGATATGAATCTAGATTTTAACGGCATGGCAGGTGATGGCGTTAATCGTGGCTCAAACAAATTCGCAGGTAATCAACACTCAGGTGTTCAGAACCCAAACAAAACAATCACTGGCAGCCGTGGTCCCACAGTGGGCAACAAGAGTGATGATGACCGTAGTTATCCAGATGCCGCAGTGGTTCCCAAGTCAGGTCAAGGACGTGACATGTTCCCAGGCTCAGCCAATCCACAAGTTCGTGTGAGTGGTGGCGGACGCTTCCCAACCACAACAGCCATGCCCACAACAGGCAAGACCAGTTTTGACTTTGGTCGTGGTCCAACAAAAGGAAATCAACTATGAGAATCTCTACATCAAATCCGCAGGCAGCGGCCATCAACCAAAAGCGTGGTCCCACAGTAGGCAACGTGTGTTCAGGTGATAAGCGTGACACGTTCATGAAAGAAAAAGCCACGTCAGGCAATGAGAAGTCAGCCTTGGCAGACATGGTATGTGACGCAGTGGCCATGCGTGGTCGTGGTATGAAAGGTTATCGTGATCCGTCAACTGAAAATCTCAGTGCCAACACCAATGTAGGCCCTAAAAAGAATTCCACAGCTGATGGCGCCAAGTTGCCCTCAAAATACAAAAAACCCAAAGGATAAAATAACATGGCAATCACTCCAAGATCAAAAGGCCTGGGCAACATTGGCGCGATTGTTGATCGTCAAGGTCGTGCCAGTCCAGCCGCACCAAAGGCACCTGTTAAGCCTACGTCAGTATCCAAGCCCAAGATAGCGGCACCTGTTCAGCCTGGTCCTAGACCTGTTGTTAGAAAGCCAGCCACTGCTCCTGCACCCAAGCCAGTGGCTAAAGTAGCACCTAAGCCTGCTCCTAAGATAGCAACAAAGCCAAATCCATTTGCAATGACACCAGAACAAAGGCGTGGTCAGAATGACACTCGTGCTCCTGGTGGTGGTGGCATGGACATTAATGGTAATCCCATTGGTGGTGGCATGGGCGGTCAAATGAATATTGCTAGACCAGGTCAAGGTAATCTTGCTAGAAACACTGGCCCTGGTAATGCCGCTCCTGGTGGTCCTGGTAATGGTAGCCCTTATTTAATGCCTCGTCCTGGTGGTCCTATTGACTATGAAGCAGAATTAAACAAAGATGGTTCTTACAGTATAGGCACTGGCCAAGGTCCTAGCACTCCTGTAAGAAGAAGAGAAGACGCCAGTGAAGCCTATTTTAATTCATTGATAGATGCCGCTGGTGGTTATGATCAATACAAAGCAAAGAATCCTGGCAAGGATGTGTTTACTATAAATCAAGACTTTCAGCGATTAACTCCTGAACAGCAGTATGGTTATTTGTCATATAGAAGTCCAGAGAATTCTGCTACCAATAGACCTCCATCAACAGGAACACCTCCTCCAAAATCAATTTATGATCAGTTTGGTATTCCTCCAACCGCCCAGGAACCGTTTGGTTATCAGTATAATGGTCCTCCTCCAATGGATCCAAGCACGCCATATGACATGCCACAGACAGCACCTGACTTTGGCAACTATGATAATCTACCTCCAGTTCCAATGCCATATCTACCTGGTGGTCCATCCTCAGGTATTGAACCACCTAACGACATGTATAATCCATACATGCCTCCTGAGCCTCCTCCAGGATATGATTATGGTGGTCCATTCACACCTCGCCCTGACATGGGTCCTGGTGGCATGTTTGGTCAACTGGGACCTCAAATTAGCAACTCCATTGGTGGCATGTTTGGCAACATGTTTGGTAATCAACCTGACATGCCCAATCAAGGTATGATCAATCAAGGTGTTGATTTTTTAGGTCAACAGATGGGCATGCCAAACTTTGGTAGTGGTCAACCACAACCACAACCTGGCTTTGGTGGTGAAGTGTATGACATGCCAATGCTTGATCGTTCTCAACTTGATCCAAACTATGGTATGGGCGCTGGTCAACAAGCATTACAAATGGGACAACAAGGTCTTGGACAAATGTTTGGTAATCCTGACATGGATGGTGAACCTGCTCCCTACACAGGCGGCATGATGTCACCAAGACGTGTTATCAACCAAGTAGGCAAGCCAGGCTTCCAACCTAGACCCACAATGCAATCAGCATTCAGCCCACAAGGCAACAACTTTGGTGGCGATGGCTTCATGGGTGGCTCTGGTAGTTTATTTGGTGGCGGTGGTTTCGCTGGCAAATAGTCATAAGTAAACATGGGGGACAGACTCCCCCATGTATCGCATAGCAAAGGAAATAGAAATGACGAATACAACTCAAACGGGTGACACACCCAACCCTTGGGACGCCAGTGATGACGCTCCTGAAAAAACAACCAAAACAAAAAAATCCAAAGAATGGGTCGTAGGCATGCCTGAAGTCAAAGCCGCACCTCCAGTGGGTTCAAACGCAGGTGAATATGACATGGACGGCCTAATGACCGACTTTCCCACGGCCAAAGAACTTGAGAGATTTGTATTTGATGAAACAGGCATTGTCTTAAACTTAAAAGGTCGTGCCAATAAACTAAAATATCAAACTGCCATGGACGCACTGAATGGCGAGACCATTGATCCTAAGTTCATTGGTGACAACAATCCTTACATAGATAAAACAGACATGGTTCCTGTAGAACCCATGCCACCTATCCCCGATCGTGATGCTGACTTACCTCCATTTGAAGAAGTTCAAAACTATTTCTTTAGTCCTTTTGTTCCGCATCCTGATCCAGAGTTCAGAGCAGTTGGCAAGAAATGTCACTGCACATTCCGCAAGTATAACGATGGCACCATCAGTTATGAAATCAATGGACCATGGGAACAAAAAGAAACAGGCACTAAAATTGACAAGTATGGTCGTGAGCGTCCTGAGATCATCAAATGGATTGGCAGCGCAACAGGTGAGCAAATGGTTCAACGTGAAGATGGCACCTTGACACCAGTGGGTCGTAGACTACGCACCATGATGCAGAGTCAGCGTATCAACGCAGGCAATATCTGGGACACATTTGTTGACAGAGACTTTGGACAGTTCAATTCAGAAGCCATTGTTGATCCATGGGGCACGGACACAAGACTATGAGAGATGGAGACATTTTTCAAGCACAAGAAGCCGCTCGTGCCAGAGACACCATGATCTTGCAAAAGGTCAATGGCGCACACAGAGAAGCGTTCTTAAAACGCTTTCCTGGTCAGATTGAACACTGTATGCGACTCACAGCAGAACGCCTACAAGCAATTCTAACACGCAAGCCCACTGACCTAGCAGATCCCACAACATGGAACTGCACAGCAGAAGAAATTCGTGATCTAACTGTGGCTCTAGATAAACTGGCTCATTTACATCACGCTTATCCCATGGAGGCTTCAAATGAATCTAACTAAACATGACACTGTCACTGTTGACATTGAACATCAATGGTATAAAGATCAACTGTTCATTGCTCTAGTAAGGAAAGATCAAGGTCAAGATCTAAATCAGTTTATTTTGACATTAGATGACACGGATCTAGAACACTTTATTTCTACCTTAATAGAATTCCAGAGGTAATATGATAGGTGCGGATGTATTAATGAGCAGAGCCCTACTCTGGGCAGTTGATCAACATGACTTGACTATTGATAGTTTAGCCAACATGAATGGCGACCTAAAGAATCAATTGATGGATCTCAGTGTCACAGTGGCTGAGGACATGAAGTTTAATCAACTCAAATACTTTAGACCATTTGAACATCAAAAGAAGTTCTTTGCCACAGGTGCAAGTGATCGTAGAGGCATCTTGGCTGCTAACCGAGTTGGTAAAACAGTCTCAACCTGTTATGAAACAGCAATGCATCTAACTGGTATCTATCCTGATTGGTGGGAGGGTCATAGATTTACCACTGCCATCACTGCCATGGTAGCAGGTGAAGGTTGGAGTCAGGTTGCTCTGGTGCTACAGAATGAATTGATAGGAACACAGGATGTCAAAATTACAGAAAATCTTGGCACTGGTGCTATACCTCGTGACTGCATTGTGGTTGACACTATGCGTAATGATGGTGCTAACTGTATTGGTGTTGAAGTTAGGCACGCTAGTGGTTCCAATAGCTATCTACTGTTTGCTAACTACACTCAGGAAGTAAGACAACTACAAGGTTTCAAACTTAACTTGGCTGTGTTTGATGAGCAACCACCAGATGACTTCTTTTCAGAAATCGTAACCAGAACTGCTACCACACAAGGTAAAGTATTGTGTTCATTTACACCCTTAAAAGGTCTTAATGGACTAGTAAGCAAGTTTTGGAACAAAGAAGCGGGCTACGAATACATCAGGGTGAGTTGGGATGATGTTCCTGAATACAGTCCTTGGAACGAACCATTCTTACTAAAAGAAACACGCCGTCAACTAGAACGTGATTACTTGCCACATGAACGTGAAGCACGTATTGCTGGTAAGCCTGTCTTAGGACGCGGAGCAGTATTTCCTATTGTAAATTGGCCCACGTATAAAACAGGTGAAATTGATTTCTTACGTATGCCACGCATACAACGCATCATTGCACTGGACTTGGGTCTAGTAAATGATAAGACTGTTATAAGTTTAATGTATTATGAGCCGCATGAAAAAATTATGTATCTACACAGACAAATTACTGTGCAGGGTATTGATGAAGCAGTCCCAACGCAATATGTTAACCATTTACTTCGTCCTGAAGTATTTGGTTGTCCTATCGTGTTGCCTCCTGATGCTAGCACTCCAGGCCGTTATACAATGAGCAGTAGTAGCATTAGAGAATTTTTTGAGCAGTATGAATTAAATGTTGTTGACAAACCAATTATGAATCCACCTGATAGTCAAGGACGAGTAACCAACCACAAAGCATATGGCGTCAATCAAATGCGTCAGATGTTAGAAGTTGGATCATTAATGATTAACGAAAATTGCACAGAATTCTTAAATGACGCAAGAAATTATTTTGTAGATGAGAAAGGTCGTTTTAGTGATCCTGATGACACAATTGATAGTTGCCGTTATGCTATATTAGGTTGTCTTAATGGATACGCAGAAAACTGGGACAATCACAGTCCACAGCAAAGAATGGCAAAACAAAGAGATAGGTATCTAGTGCGTGATGAATCAAACTTGCCTGCGTGGAAACGATCGTATAACGCACAATAATTGTGTTATAATATAACATGACATATTACAAATACGATAACAATACAATTAAAGCCATAGAACGATTCAATTCAAAATTTGAAAAGAAAGATTCAGGATGTTGGGAATGGATTGCTTTTAGAGATGCTGATGGATATGGACAATTTACATTAAATGTTCCAGGTAAAAAACACATGCTCAGAGCACATAGATTTAGTTGGATCATTGCTAACAAACAAGATTGGCCCACAGATAAGCCAGTGGCAAGACATTTATGTAACAATCCTTGTTGTGTAAATTCAGAACATATAACTCCAGGCACAGTTAGTGAAAATACAATTGACAGCATCAATGCAGGAACTTTTGTTAAAAATTATGGAGCAAGAAAACCTGTAATGACTCCATTAGGTGAATTTGAAAGTGGACAAAAAGCCGCACGAGCATTAGGCATTAGTCACCAGACTTTAATTGAGTGGATGAAAACTAAACCAACTCAATATTATAAAACAAAGGAATAGAAATGACAGCAAAATTTATATGCGCTATAGAACAAAACACAATGATCCTGTGTGAGAAACATGCTCAAGCATTTGAAGCGGCAGCACTGATAGCAGACACACCACACACCATATATGAAATGGAAGATGAGGATGCTGTAGATGCAGTATGCCATGCTTGCCATTTGGCAGTGGCCAAAGAATACATAAAGCGTGTTGAAGAAAAAGAAAACACTCCACGCATCATCCTTCCGGGCGAGTTCAACTGATGCTAAATAATATATTAGTTAAGGAACCCACATAATGTTGGACATAAAAAATATTCCGTTAGAGGACATCAATAAAAATCGCAAGATCAACGCCAACTTTGTGCGTATGAAAAACATGATGGATCTAAAGATGGCGTCTTACTTGCGCTATCTAGGCACAAAGAACGCTGTAAACAGAAGTGTGGACTATCACTACTTGTGTCTAGCAGTTACAGAATCTACTGCTCCTGTCAATGGTATTGATTATATTCACCCCAGTGTAAAACCTGTTGTGGATTATGCCACAGCAGTTATTGCCAAGGGACTCATGCCCAATGGTGAAATCAACTTTGAGTTTGTTGCTGACACAGAAGATGATGAAACAGCCGCACGTCAAGCCACCAACATGGTCAACAAGGTTGTGAACCAAATGAATGATCCACACTTTATTCTAGAGCGTTGGATCATGGATGCCGCAATGCACAAGAATGGTATGATGATGATCAAACCTGTGCGTGAACAAATTACTCGTTATATAGAAACAGAAGGCACACTGGATCAGTTACGTGCTTATGAACAACAGGCCGCAGAGTCAGGATTGACTGCTCGTCGTCAAAGCAAGCGTCAGATCAGTGTTGACATGGAAAAGGCCAAGGCAGAGATTGAACAGTTGTTGGGCTTACAAGAAGCGCAGTCAGCAGAATCAATGTTGGACTTGGCTGATGTTGCCATGCGCCAAGCACCAGAAGAATTTGATCAAGAATCAATGGCCTCAAATGTTGCTGAAATGAAATCAGGCGACATGAGTAATCAACAACAGATTATAAATGACGCTATTCGTCGCAACACAATTTACACAGCCAAATATAAACTAACTGGTTATACCATCAACGTGAAGTTTCATCCCATTGCTCAGCACTACTGGGTATGTGATCCAACAGTGGAAGAAATGAAAGATCAACCATTCTGTGGCTACTACGATCCAATGTCAATTCAAGAAGCCATGGAACTGTATCCAGACATTAACTTGGAAGAATTTAGAACACATGCTGAATACAATCAGTCAGGTGCTTACCAAGCAGGCTCAGTGCTAAACAACTTGGCTATTCACGCACGTGACTCAGTGCCTATCATGGGTATTCCTGTATCAAGTTCAGCATCAGCAGATCCAGATTCAAGACAAGTCAGTATTGTCACTGTATGGAATAGATTTGACATTGATGGTGATGGTGAACTGGAATTGGTTGAAGTAATTTACTCAGGCTCATACATTATCTCAGCAAGAGAAGTAGAATTTATTCCTGTTGCTTGTATGGTTCCAAAACCCTTGCCAGGCAACTTCTATGGAATGAGCATTGGTGAAAGTGTTGTGCCCATGCAAGAGTATAACACGTCAGCCGCAAGAGCCGAGATTCAACTAGGCTTGTTAACAGCAACTCCACGTATTGGTGTCAAGCCAGACCGTGTGGACTTTGAAATGATACAGGATGGTGAAAGTGCTATCTTTATTCTAGACTCAAAATTTAATCCTGCCACAGACATTTATCAAATTCCTCCTCCATCAGGCAACCTACAGTTTTTAGAAGTTGCCATGAACCGTATTCAACAAGATACAATGGCCATGGTTGGTATGACTACACCACAAGATGTATTCAATCCAGAAGTCATGGCACCAGGCAACTCAGGCATCAAACTACAGATGGCCCTGAGTCCTAACCAAATCATTCAAGACAACACTGTGCGTAATGCCGCAGAAGGCCTAAAGCAAGCCTTATACTTGGTATGGCGCACCTTAATTCAATATGGTGATGACTATGGTGTTAAGAAATTGGCACAACAGGTCAGTGAAGACAAAGAGCCTGTGTTCTTGGATTTTGAATCATGGGACAACATGGACTTTTGTGATCGCAAACAGATTCGTTTAGAACTGGCTCTAGGCATGCAAAGTGAAGAAAACGCATTAGGTCGTTTACAGATTATCCAGAAGTGCCAGAACGACTTGTATACAGCACTGACCAACATGGTGGGTCAAGGCACTATGACAGCAGAAGTATACCAGAAGATTAAAAAGCCATTTGCAGATACCTTATATGTGCTGGGTGTCAAAGATGCCAACACTTACTTGCCAAGTGATGATGAAGTGGCACAGATGGTTGAACAAGGCAAAGCCGCAATGGAAAATAGAGAGCCAAGTCCAGAAGACAAGCAGAAGTTATCAGTTGCCAACTTGAATGATGTAAGAGCCAAGCAGATTCAAATGGAAGTTGCTGGTGAAGATGCTGAAACACAACTGGACTTTATGAGCATGGCAGCTGGAGACCCCAAGGTCTACAGTTAATAAATAAACATACTACAGAATAGCATATGATAGAAAAAGACACAGTAGATTTTTACAACAGCAGACTAACAGTTGACATGAGTCAACCCAGTAAACTTTCAGCCAGTCAAAAAGATGCTGTTAGAAGTTATGGTGCTCAAGCAGAAATCCTAATGAAGAACAGAGACCTAGCCATGTTTGTTCATCATTTTAAATTTAGTCTTGCTGATGAATTAGCGTCCATTCGCAGTCATCAGCCAGACGACAATGCCAAAAGAATTGCTTTGAGCAATGAACTTGCTGGCATTGACAATTTTGTAAACAGTCTCAAAAGGGCTGTTTACTTAAAAAACCGCATTGGTAACACTACAGAAGTGCCCAATGCTTAAACAAGGAAAATAAATGGAAACAACGACAAGTCCTAACACTGACAACAGTGCGGCCGCTGGTCAAAGCGCAGTTCCCAGTTTAGACTCAATAGCCGCTAAAATGACCGCAATGCGTAATCAAGTTAGTGCTACTGAACAAACTGCAACAGGTCCAGAAGAGTCGGGAGATGAATCAGGCCCTGTGACACCAGAAGGTGTTGAAGTTGGTGATTCCAACGATACAGAATATGACAGCGACAATCAAGAAGCAGATGCCCAGGAAACTGTAAGCACTGACAGTAATGATTCTAGTGCAGAAGAACTTATAGACTTTGTGGAGTTTGCTGAAACAAACCCCAACGCCAAATTCAAATTTATGAAGAATGGTCGTGAAGTCATAGTTGATGCCAAGAAAGCCGCGGCAATTCTAGGTCAAGGATCAGCAATACACGAAGAAGCCAGAGAACTAAAAGTTCAAAGGGCTGAATTTGATGAGTATCTTAAAGAGACTTATGCCAGACAAGAAGGTTTAACTTTAGCAATGGAGTTTACCATCCAACCCAAGTTGCAGGCAGCGTATGATGAGATTTTGAAAACTCAAAAGTATCAAACCACGTTTCAGCAACAAATGGCTAGAACACAGGATCCAGGCCAACGTGCTCGTATCCAAGCAAACATGCAACAGAATGAACAATACATTCGTCAGCAACAGGGTTTTATAAATCAAATCCAACCTGCTGTAGAACAGTTCAGAAACGTTCGTGCTCAGCAAGTTAGCCAAAGGTTAGATAGTTCACGCAAAGCGTTTGTAGACAAGGAATTGAAAAATGAATATGTCTTCAAAGAAGTGCGTGAAAAGGTAGCAAAGTTGTGGCCACACGCTACACAGGAGATTATTCCTGGCGTGCCCAATATAGATTTGATCAGCAGTGACGAAGCCCTATTAAGCCTAGTTCGTGATGGTCTTAGATATAGAGACAAACCCTCAACCAAGAGCGCAGGCTCTAGTATGGCTGCCTTAACAAACCGTAAAGGTGGCACCAACACAGGCAAAGGATCTTCAGATAACATTGAGAAACTTCGTGAACAAGCCAAGGCCGGCGATAAGAAAGCTGGCGACAACCTCTTAATGGCTCAGATGCAAAGATTGCGTCAGGGCAGAGGTGGTAGATAATTTTAAAGGAGCCTAAAAATGGCATTTATTTCAACTACAAACATTGGCAATGGAACTGGCGCTTTCGCTACAGATATTGTTGTCAAGGATTTGGACTTAGACGTCTCTAACAGAGTTAAGGACGATACACCTGTTTTGAACATGTGTATGAGCAAGAAGCGTAAAGTCAACAGCACACAACCTCTATGGTCTGATGACATTTATCGTTTGCCAGCAGTTAATGCTGTGCAAGAAGGTGCAAGTGTTAGTTCAACATACGCAGAAGCAAATCAGCGTTACAACTTGAACAACTTCACACAGATCTTCCAAACTACTATCGGCGCAACAGGCACAGCCCGCGCAGTTATGCAGTCTGGTGGTGATCCCCAGGCCTATCAAGAAGTCAAGCAGTTAATTGAACTGATGTTTGACGTAGAGCAACAGTTGGTTCGTAATGACCAAATTGGAACTCAGTATTCAGGTCAAACAGGTAGCGCAACTGGTAACAGCCAAACTACAGCAGGTAGCCAGAACACAAGCGGTCGTCGTATGGGTTCATTGGCTAGTTATGCTGGCACGTTGAGTTTCAACACAGTGAGTGGCACAGAAGCTGGTTTACAAACCAACTACAACAACCCATCAAGTGACTCTAGTTCAACAACATTGAGCCAATTGAGTGGTAGCCCAAGTGGTGTCAACGCATTATACGTTGTTGCCAATGGTAACTATTACTACACTCCAACAGGTTCTGGTTTTGCTAACCAAGTTTTCAGCCCAGTATTATACAAGCAATTGGTTACTACTGCTGAACAGCGTTACAATGCCAAGATCCGCACTATGGTTGTTCCAACAAGTCTACGCACCACTATCAGTGATAACATTGTTAGTAGTAACACCAGCGTAAACCGTCGTAACGTTGAGCGTGGTGACACGATTCAAACATACGAAGGTGACTTCAGTTACACATATGAGATTTATGATTCTTGGATCATGGATTCATCTGGTGTATCTAACTCAATCTACTTCTTGAACGAAGACGTGCTCCAGATGGGCTCATTACGTGACCTAGGTCCCAATAATGAAGTATTTTCGAGCGCGGATGCTAGTTTGGATCAATTTCTTATGGAAATCTGTCTGATAGTTCGCAACCCAGCCGGTGTCGCAATGTTAAACAACATCACTACAGGTAGCACAATTGTTACTACTCCACGTAGTGCTAACCTAGTCCGTCGTGTAAACGCAGGTCCAGGCGCAGTTTAAGTCTAACAAGATTTAACATGATAAAGGGCTACTTCGGTAGCCCTTTTGTTTTGTATAAATAACTGCATGAATGAAAATAATCAACCCGAATACTTAGATGACACAGATCCAGAGAAGAATTATAATTACTGGCGTCAAGATCATGGTGGCACTGTTACTAATGACAATGGTGTAGCAGACAGTTTACTGAAGAACGATAAACTATACAACTCCTTAAAAGGTGACTGGTCTAGAAGTGACTGGAACAAGTCAGGCAACATCAAGGTCACTACTGGTCGTGAAGATGGCAAGTTTTATATTCAACGTGAACAAGTGAATATACAAGCAGTCATGGATGCTGTCAAAGACTACAGAACTATGGCAGAAAAAGGTGTGGCAGATCCCTTGGGTCCTTACATGCCAGATGGCACTATTGGCTGGAAGTGGATTGACTTGCCCAAGACAGTTGCTATCAAAATCAGTGATGATTACTTTGGTGGTATGCCTTGGCAAACACTCAAGCATGATACAACTCTCAAGGCTCAGTTTTACCGAGTGGTAGAACGAGAATATCCTCAATTCGTGTGTTACCCAGGTGGCAAACTACCAATACCTATTGCAGTTCCATATCCTACAAAAGTAGGCCAAAAACGATTCTTTCAAGGACATTAAAACATGTTTGTAATACCCACCGCTGATGATCTAATAACGTTTGTCAAAGACTTCACTGGTTCAACCAATGACGCAGAAATCAAGCAATGTATATTTCTTGCTGAACTATCAATGCGTAACATTGAACTACCTGCACTACGCAGTGATCCATACGCAGTGGAAAACATTGGCATAGGCGATGTGAATGGTCGTATCAACATTCCTGGCGATATGAACAAGCCCATTGTGTTTTTTAGACAAGGCAATCAAGTCACAACCACTGCCACAGCCACAGGTGTTAGTGCGGCATTTACAATAACATTGACATCAAACCCAGGTCAAAACATATCTACTGGCATGACTGTGTCAGGCACTGGCATTGCTCCAGGAGCAGTTGTTACCAGTTCAGGTGGTGGTAGTCTAGGCAGTGTGGTCACACTCAGCGTGGCCAACTCAGGCACAGTGTCAGGAACAATAACATTTTCAACGCCAGCAGGCAACACCACAGGCAATGGTCCTTGGTTGGTGTATGACCGCATTGGTGACAGAGACATTATCAGCCAAGGCTTGTTGGCACAGCTATACATGCAACCATTCAACGTGCCACAAGTTATTCGTGGCAAGTTTTCAGAAGTTTATAATCAGTATCAGTTCCTACCACTCATTGGTGAAGGCACTGCCATCAACATGTATTACTACAAGGCATGGCCCTTGTTGTTTAGTCCTGTAGCAAATACACTGATCAGTGCCACAGGCACAGTGGGTAGTATTAGTGGATCAGGTCCTTGGACAGCCACAATATCTGGCATGGTCAGCAATGTGGGCCTAAACATTGGTGACACAATTGTTGCCACCGCAGGCTCTGGTAGCCTAGGTGGTGGAGGTGGTGTATATACTGTGGCCAGTTTAATCAGCACAACTGGCATCACATTCACAGCCACAGGTGGAACAACACCCACAGGGGGCACCATTACAGATATCACACTAACAGGTCAAACTGTTCAGACCAACGCTGTGCTAAACACCTGGGCAGAAGGTTATGTGTATGCTACTCTACGTGAATATTATATTAAACGCCACAACAGCGAAGATGCCGCAATTTACGCACAAAAATATGATAATGCTTATAACATTGTTGAAGACCAAAACAATCTAGGCAAGTGGTCAGGAGGGCATACCAAATTGACTAGTGTATGGCAACCTAGAATTTATCGTCAATATAACATTAGATAAGGATCTTGCATGCCAAGTTTATATCAAACAACTCCCGAAACAGGAACAGTAAGTTCCAGCAACAGCACCAGTTTATATAGTAATACCACTGACTTTACCACTGGCATTGTGTCCAGTGCTGTGGCCAGTGTCAACGCTGGCACAGGTATATCAGTAAATCCCACAACAGGCAATGTAGTTGTAACCAATACAGGTGTTACAAGTGTTGTTGCTGGTTCAGGTATAGCAGTTAGCGGTAGCACTGGTGCTGTTACCATTAGTTCAACCAGTATAGGAACAACTTATGCTATTGATGCTAGCACTACTTCAGGCGGTGCTAATTTTAACCTGACAGGCAGTGATGCCACTACAGACACTGTCAAGTTTGCCAATGGATCAGGCATTACAGTAAGTCGCACAGATGCCAATACAATTACCATTACAAACAGTAATCCTGGTGGCACTGGTGTAACCAGTGTTACAGGCACAGCCAATCAGATCATAGTCAGTAGTCCAACTGGTGCTATAACTTTAAGCACTCCACAAGATATTGCTACAACCAGTAATCCAACTTTTGCTGGTGCCACACTGGGTGCGGTCACAGTTGGTGTTGCTACAAACAATACAATTACAACCACCTCAGGTGATCTTGATATTACTGCTACAGGAACAAATGGTGTCAACATTACCAGTGGCACTGATGAACCAACTAGAATAACCAGAAACAGCACTACTACTAATACCAGTATTAGATCATTAGCACTAAGTGTTCAAAGCACAGGAACTCCTGCTGTGGGCTTTGGTAACAGTTTAGAATATGAAGTTGAAACAGCCGTAGGCAATACTGAACGTGCTGGCTTTGTTAGTGTAAACAGCACAGATGTAACACCTGGCAGTGAAGACTTCAGTATGTTCTTTGGTTTAATGACAGGCGGTGCGGCTGCTAGCTCTAAAATGGTATTGGCTAATTCAGGTAATTTGACTCTAGATGGTGGCATTCGTTTGTCAGGCAGCACCAGTGGCAGTAGCATATTTTCAGCACCCGCAACAGGTTCAGTATTGAGTTATATACTGCCTGGCACAGCAGGTGCAGCCAGCACAGTTTTAACCAATGATGGTTCAGGTAATTTGACCTGGGCCTTACCTGGTGGTGGTGGTAGCACGTTTGGCAACATCACTATTGCTGTGGTTGATGACAATACAATCTCAACCACAACAGGTGATCTTGATATTACAGCAGTAGGAAATAATGGTGTCAACATCACCAGTGGTAGTGATGGACCAACACTTATTAGCAGAACCAGCACAGTTACCAATACCAACATTAGAAGTTTAGGATTAAATTCACAAACTTCTGGAACGCCTGTTACAGGCATTGGCAACAGCATAGAATTCAGTGTGGAAACAGCACCAGGTGTTACCACAGTAGGCGGCTACCTAAGTGTGACCTCAACAGACATTACTCCTGGCAGCGAAGATTTTAAAATGAGTTTTGGCTTAATGGAAGCAGGTGCTGTCTATACTGAAGTGGCACAATTTAATAGTGTAGGTGATTTGACCATAGATGGTTTTTTAACTATAGCAAATAATCAAGCAACTGTCAACGCTGTCACTTTAACAACTACAGCAACAACTACTGTGCCATTAACAACTTCAACAAGAAACGCAATGTCAGTGTTAGTTAACATTATACAAGGTGCAAATGTGCATTGCGTAAATGCCACACTGTTACGAGTAAATGCAACCACCGCATTATTGACAACATATGGTGAAATGTATAACACTAGTTCATTGGCTAACTTTACAGCAGATGTAAGTGCTGGTTCAATGAGATTATTAATAACTCCAACAAGTGCAACAAGCACGGTATTCAGTGCGGTAAGAACCTCACTAACATAAGGATTGTGTGAATTATGTCAAACGAAAAATTTAGAGTAAAATTTGGCTTAGCGGCTGGCAACTATGAAGTTACACCTGGCGTGTTTATTGATGCCGCCACAATAGATGGCGCCACTGGTGATATCTATACCAGTGGTGATGTCACTGTCAATCAAAACTTAGATGTAAATGGCAGCGCATCCTTGGGCAATAATTATATAATTGATACAGTTGCTATCAATGGCCTAGTCACTGGCAACATTACATTTACAGACAACAGCACTACTACATTGCGTGGTATTACTGGCGCAGTGGGCGCTAATGACTATTGGAAATATGGTGGTGGAGCAACTGCCACTGATGGTGGTTATGCAGTAATTGCCACAGGTGATAACGGCACAGAACCAATCTATGTGCAACAATATAGTGGTGCCAGTGTTGTAAATCAAGTGACCTTATTGGATGGCAGTGGCAATACTATATTAAGTGGTGATTTAACAGTTACTGGAAATGACATCAAATCCAGCACTGGGGCAGCCGCGCTTACATTTAATGATATAAATGTCAAAGTCAATGGCGAACTTACTGTTACTGGCAATACAATTCGTAGCAGTGGCGGTAGTGCATTTCCTGCAGGTGATATTGCTATTCAACTAAGCGGCTCTAATGTTACAGTTGCAGGTGATTTAGCAGTCAATGGTGGTGATATTACTACTACACAAACAACAGGTAATTTGTTTAATACCACAGCCACCACAGTTAATCTTGCTGGAGCAGCCACCACAGTCAGCATTGGTGCCAACACAGGCACAACAACCGTCAACAATAACTTGGTTGCTGATGACATTAGCGTAGCCACCGTAGATGCCACTAACTTAGAAGTAACCAACATCAAAGCCAAAGACGGCACAGCAGCCGCAAGCATTGCCAACACAACAGGTGCTGTCAGTATTACAACTCAACTCACAGTTGACAATATCAACATCAATGGTAACACACTGATTTCAACTGATACAAATGGCAACATCACATTAGATCCAAACGGAACAGGTAATGTGGCAACAACATTCAGCAATGGTGGTAACGTGACCAATGATAGAAACTATATTACAGGTGCTATTCGTAATGCCACAACACAAACCACAAATGGTGACATTTGGGAACTGAATACTTCAGCCGCACAATCAGCAACTAATCCATATTTCCGTGGCGTTAGTTTAAGCAACTCAGCAGATACCACTCGTGGACCTGCTACCTTGTTGCGTAGTTATACTGGTGGTGCAGGAGCAGGTTCAGCCAGTCGTGGTCGTTTGATATTTGAAAAAGCTCGTGGGTTTCCTGAAGGTGTCAGCACTGGTCCAGCCGCATTACAGGCCAATGACATCATGGGTTCAGTTGATGCCACAGGTTACAGTTCAACAGGTTGGCTAAATGACACCATACCAGCAGTGGGTGGATTCTTTGGATTTACAGCGTCAGAAAATTGGGTTTCAAATACCAATATTGGCACACAATTTGCTTTGACTCTGGCACCAACAGCAACAACTGTCACATCAGGTGCCAACCTGATCAATGTGTTGGGTCTAAGTCCACAAGGTGCCGTGCATCGTAGTGACACTTATGATTTCCAACAAGGCAAATCAGGAACAACCAGCTTGTTGGCCTTGACTTCAACCTTGGCCACCTTTGTAGGTGATGTGCGTATTAACGGCAATGACATTCAAGGCTCAGGTGGTTCAAGTGCCATCACGCTAACCAGTGCCAATACAGCAACCACTGTGCGTGGTGATGCCATTAACTTACAAACCGCCGCAAGTGTGGGCATTGTTGGCAGTGCTATCAGTTACAATCGTGTGTATGGTCAGTGGCAGAACTTAAACACTATTACACCAGCCGCAGATAATACTGCGTATGCGTTTGCACTGCCAACAATTGACTTTGCAAACGTTGCTAGTGTCAACACTACAAGCCGCATTGTTCCAGGAGCGGCTGGTTTTTACAAACTACAGTTCAGTGTTCAGGTTAGAAATGATGATAGTGCCGCAGAACACATTGCTTACTTTTGGTGGAGAAAGAATGGCACAGATGTTCCAGGATCAATGGGTCGTGTGGGTGTGCCAAAAGCCGCAGGTGCTGGCGATGCACTAACTATCGCAGGTTGGGACAATATGATTAGCAGTGCTAACACCACAGACTACTGGGAATTGATATATGCCACAGATAGTAGCGCACACATTGACTTTCCAACATTTGCCGCAACTGCTTTTGGTCCAGCAACATCAGCATTGTTTGTTACACTAGTGCCAGTAGGCGCATAATATGACAGAACGCACAAACTTGGAAACGCACGTGGATCTGTGCGAGTTAAGATATCAACAGTTGGGAGATCGTATGGACCGTGTAGAACAACGCATTGACAGCATCAATAGTGAACTCAAACAAGTCAAGAGTGAAATGACTCAAGGTTTTGATGAAATCAAGATCATGCTGACTCAAGCCAAGGATGAAAAGTTCAAAACAGTTGTGGTCACTGCAGGATCAATCATAGTTGCACTCTTGGGCTTGCTAGGCTACATCGTGGCTCATATACGATAATAACTATATGAATGAACAAAGCATTAGTAGCCAACAAGTGGTATCCAGAATATCAGGGTCCAGGTCAAGTATATAAAACTCAATACCCCACACCTCAAAGCATTTTGAGAGCCAGTGTGGGTGCTGTTGAATATTCTTTTGTGAGTGAAACAGTCACAACAGAACACATTAGGGCCAGTTGTGTTCTTGATCTTAACGTTCCATTTCAACACTTACTTGCCAACGTGCCTTGGGGCATGACCTATACCACCAAAGACTGGCGCATGATCATAGTCAGTGTGGTAGATCCTGGTGCCTGGATTGAAATAGCACGTGCGTCAGGTGCCCAAGCTTGGATGAAAAGCCACGCACAAACCTGCACCTACAACTGGGAACCTCCTGAACGTGATCACACAGGCAGTAAAATACGTCCACCCAACTCACCTGGTTCAGTGTTTTTCACAGATTGTGAACGACACTATAAGAAGAAATATGACCTACCAGAAGTCATCGCAGACCTAAACAACAGATATTTGAGCACTAGAGAAATTGGACTCAAACACAATGTGTCACAGGCCACAGTTCAAAACATTGCCAAACGAGCAGGCATCAAACTCAGACCAGGAAACCCACATCGTGTCACGACCTAAACCAACTGTTATTTTTGAAAGTGTTGACGATAACATGCGATCCTACCAAGTGTGTGAGGCCGACGCTGTCTACGCTGTGTGCTATAAAGGGCGACCTATTAAGGTCAAAACAAGGGCCAATGTTGAGATAGATTATCCTGGTGCCAAGTATGCTAAGACGAGTTTTCCTACGGCGGGCCATGCTTTTAACCTTTGTGAACGATTGAATCTAAAGTTTAGAGTTTTCCTACGGCGGGCCATGCTTTTAACCTTTGTGAACGATTGAATCTAAAGTTTAATACTGTAGACTTTACAGTAGTTATCATGACAGTGGGTAGAACAATCAGTGAATAAAACGTTTGATTTAAGCCTGTTTTAATAGGTGAATGCTCCTAGTAGCTGGACAGGCATAAAACAGGCGAAAACGCAAAAGGCACCAAAACAGGGTGCTTTTTTCTTATATAGAACAACAAGATACAGTGCCTGGAAAATTAGTTTAAGAAATTACACAGGAGAGGGCACACCATCAGACACAAATTTGCGTTTATTTTGCCATACTTCATTGACTTTTCGTTATGTCTGCTATATAATGTTAGTAACACAGAAATGTGTTATACACAACGCAGACGCGATTTGTGTTAGCAAACGCTAATATAAAGGAGAACATAGCAATGCATGAATTTTGGATCAAAAAACAGATACTAGGCACCAGCACCAGCCTAAAATCCAACAACCAGCCCATGGTAACAATCATATTACAGGGCGCACACGATAACGAATCTTACCGAACTTACATTATTCGCAGTCATGACAACTGGGACCTATGGCAAGAAGTGTTACAACATGGTAATAAAGAAATCTTAATTGGTTTTGAAACTATCAAATACATTGGCCGGGACAGAGATATTATTGATGCTGATTGCGTTCCACGCATTATTCAAACACATTCAAAGAAACCAAGAACATCAAAGCAACAGGCTATCTTGGATCAAATTGATTCATTAAAAGTCAAAATTGAGGACTTATTTGAATGATATATTACGTAAATCATAACGCATGTCCAACCCTTGAGGACGCAGAAGAAGTGGCATTGCTTTACCGAGCCGCAGGAATAGCAGTGGACATACTTACTGAAGAAGAATACTTTGAAATAGGTTTTACTGGCAGTGTAAAAGGAAGACAACGCCTACATGAACTAGTAGAACGAGTAACAAGGACATTACAATGAGTCGCATGAATTACAACAGACCCAATGGTGGATATGAAAGGGAATCTTGGCGCAAAAGTTACAGTGGCAACAGTGGAATCAAAGTAAAGGCTACCAGCTTAAAAGAAACAATACAACAAGAAGATGTGTTCATTAGAGGTAAATTTCATGGCAAAAAAGTCAAAGATATAATTAAAAAAAATCCAGATTACTGCTGTTGGGTTTTGGAGACCAATCCCAAATGTATTGTGGCTCAACAAATTATTAATCACTTTGGCAAAGAAAGGAACAAGCAATGAACTACTGGGTTGAATTTATAACACAAGAACAGTGGAAGCAATATCAAATTAATCTAGAAGATGACTTTCAAAATGAATGTCATATGAAAGATGTCCGCGAAGATGAATATTGTGAAATGGCTGACGCATATTACTGTGACACTGGTGAATTATTAACAATAGAACATTTTAATAGACTGTCACCAAACAAATGGAAACATGAGACACCAGAATATCCAACGGGACATAGTGTGTTTTGTAATTCTAAACAATCTGCACAGGAGTATGCTTTCTTAAAAAACCTAGAAGGGTGTAGAACTAGAATATTTTATTCACCTGGTAAAGATGATGATGGTGATGACTTATGGGAACAAATATGAACAACAGTGAACTAATGCCAGGACTAATGCCTGCACTATACAATGAGTCACTAAAGTGGCATGCCATACAGGTCACAATTGGTGAGTGGGACACAGCCAAAGGTAAAAGCGTAGAAGCAACTGTGCAATGTAAAATGGACAAGACTGAACGCTGGGGTGATTGTGCGTTAATGCTAAAGATGAAACTGCAAGGACGCAGTCGCAACACACGCAAGCAAGAGTATGACCTAACTGAATTATGCCTACAGTATGGTGAAATTCCAGTGCGTGATTTTATGTTAGAACAACGAACACGACTCGGTTCAGAAGTTGCTGAGATTGCCAGTGACAACAATCCCACTTGGAAACAGGCATACTTGCGTAGTGGCTTTGGTCGCGAGCCAGGTGTGTTTATTCCAGGTCGCCCAGGTTACAAACCCTTAAACCCTGCTGTGTTTGGTTTCTTTGACAAAGGCTCAATGACATTTGGCTTGCAAATTGGACACTTCCGTCGCATTGCTACCATGCCTACAAAACTAAGCTCGGCACAAAAGGCCAGGGGATTTGTTGCACATGACACATGGTTGCTGGATCCAATACAGTTTACTCCCAGTGCGGGTGAAAGTCCAAATGATAGACTAAGTCGTTTCATGACTAGCAAGGCGCTAACATAATACAGTATTAACAGTATTAAGAAGTATTATAGTATTAAGAAGTATAAAGAGTAGTCAGTGCCTTTGACAAGCAAATGCCCAGACATTCTTCTTGATTTCTTCTCTGCGAGATCACTTCGCTAGGCTCGTGAGGAAGACCAAGGGGTCATGAGAGAGTAAGAGAGAGTTCCGCGATTTTAACCAACCAAAAGGATAACAAAATGAAAACAGAAACTAAACAAAAGAAAATAGGCAGACCGCGTGTTTACAAGCATGTGATGAGCACAGCTGAAAGGCAACAACGCTGGCGTGATAAAGTTAAAGCAGATGCTGTTTTGTTACTAAAGGCAATTCAAGAAAGTAACAAAAATGAATATTGAACAAAAATATATTGACCGTTTTTGGAGTCGTGTAGATATTAAAGATTCAGATCAATGCTGGGAATGGCAAGGTGCTAGACTTCCTAAGGGACATGGATACGGAAAGTTTTCAGTCAAAGGTAAATCGTATTCATGTAGTAGATTTAGTTTTCAATTAACAAAAGGTTCTATTCCCACAGGTTATGTTATCATGCATAAATGTGATAATCCACCTTGTGTAAATCCTGCTCATTTGGTGGCTGGCACTCCAGCTGATAATTCACGAGATATGACAAATAAAAAAAGACAGGCTGTTGGTGAAGAATGTGGAACAGTAAAATTAACTGAAGATGATGTTAAAATTATTAAAAAAGAAACAGTTCTTGGTAAACCAGGTAGAGGCACAGCGCATCGTCCAGGTAATGTTAATGAAATAGCAAAACGCTTTAATGTGCATCCAGAACAAATTCGTCGTATTCTTCGCGGTGAATATTGGAAACACGTGGAAGTTTGATAAATAACTTCAACAGCAAACACTTAATACCTTAGGACCGTTTACTGTTGCGGGAGAGTTTTATTAAGGCTATTTCTCTCCCACCTCCCGAAGGGCCATGTTCTCAAGCACGGCCCTTCACCTTTGACGGCTGATTTTGTCCCAAAGTATAGGCTCAACTTTAGTAGTAGTGTGGCTAAAATCCCACACAAATATCTGACAAAAACCATTGACATTTCGTTACGTTTGCAGTATAATACATACATGGACGGGCAATAAGGCAAGTTCATAACTCAACAAACAAATAGGAGTATTACATGAGCCAACTGGATCATATCAAAACAGCCCGTAGTTTAATGAATTACGCCAATCAACTGGCTACCATGCTTTATACTAAAGCCCACAAAAACAACTGGGACATCCGCACTGACAAGTTTCAGGACCATTTATTGAACCGTTGGAAGCCTGCTCATGATCGTGCTTGTGCGTATGCTCATGCTCATAACATCAGCAAACACCAGTTGTAAAATAGCAACAATCCCCGTCTAAATGGCGGGGCTTTGATTGCCCTAAACCCCAAACCGCAGTATAATAAACACTTACACACACTAAACAGGAGTTAGCAAATGGCTTATTTTTTATTAAAACACAATCTGGTTCCCAGCGTTTTGCGTAAAGTTGCTTTACGCTATACTACATTTTCTCAACGCATGTCATTGATGTCAGCAGGTCTGACCCAGACAATAGCAAAAAATAAAGAGGTGGCATAATGAAATACGGTAAAAGCAGTTTTCTCAATGATGTATGGTTCACAGCCGTGGATTATGAAAATGAAGAGACTGAGTTCAACAAGAAATGGCGTTGGTTTGAATATTACTCTTATACACATCAGCACCAAGGCGATCATGTTGTGTTCTTTTTTGATGAGGCAGCCTGGAAGAAATTGAGTCGCAAAGAATACATGCTGTTGTGGATGTTGGAAGGTGCTTGATTTGGAATCAAGTTAGTGTTTTGACGCACTAAGTAAAGTGTAGGCAACAAGATGTCGTCTACAATATAGCATAGGCTGTTACGCTCAAGAGAGTTGGCAGTTTTCAAAATTAAAAATCCAGAGCCCAGCCTGTTGTGAAACACCCTGGGCTTTACCTTTGGCCACTAAATACAACAATAACAAAAGGAGCCCAGACCTGTGGCACAACTTAAAAAACCCATTCAAGAAGTTAGAATACCATTTGCCAAGATGAGCTACACTCCTGACGTGCCTAGCACTGCACTCAGTGCCAATGAATACAACTCAGGCCAAAACGTAGAAACAGATGTGCGTGGTATTAGAAGCATGGCCGGTGACGAACAAATCTTGGACACATTGCCAATGGGTTCTGGTGCACCAACCTTTGTGACTTCAAACTTTAGAGACGATGGCAAGTTTTGGTTTGTGGTGGCCACAGCCGCAGTAGGTGCTCAACCTGGACAATGGTTTGCCAGTTGCGACACAACCACCTGGACAGACATCACTCCCATAGCACCCACATTTGATTCAAGCAACTACGCACAGAACACCAATATAACAGAAGGTTGGAATGGATCAGTGCTGTTCTTGAATGACACATTCAATCCTCCCCTGATATGGTTGCCACCCTTGGACCCTGCCATACCAACACCACCTCCCCCATTGACCATGTATAGCAACCAAGTGCCACTAGACATTGACACCATAGCACCTGCGTCATTAACAGAAAAGACAGTGACCTTTCTGGACACACAGGCCGTGGCACCATTTGTTGTGGGAGAGTTTGTTACCTTGAGTGGTGTGTTCCCTGATGTTTACAATGGCACATGGGAGGTCAATGCCTGCACTACCACTGACGTTACTATAGTATGTGATGTGCCTGAAGCCTACAGCAATGGTGGCATTGTGAGTCCAGAGTATTCATGGAACTTTGAACCTGCTTACAAAAGTGTCACAGCAGGCTTTCTTAGACTCTACAACACTCCCAACATTGGAACACTACTCATGTGTGGAGACCTGACCAAGACAGACCTAGCAGATGTGCCCACTAGGTTTCCTACCCTACTGCGTTGGAGTCAAGGCTTTGTTGATCAAAACAATGAACCTGTGCCAGCACCTGTGTCATGGAGCAGTTATGATCCAGCACAGATCAACAATGATGAAACCAGTTTGCCCATACGTGGACCCATACTAGATGCGTTTCCTTGTAATGGTCAGATCTTTGTGAGTTCATATTGGGACACAGTGGTTATCAGTCCGCTCAACTTCTCTACCAGTGACACAGCGTCATTGGGTGTTAGACCATTCAACCAAGGTCGTGGCATGCTATCCAGCAACTGTTGGGCCAACACAGACAAGTTAGTGTATGGTCTAGACGCACGTGACCTTTGGGTATTTGATGGACAAGACTTTCAAGGACTTGGCAACCAACGTGTAAAGAATTGGTTGTTTGATCAAATAGACGCACAATACTATGATCAGATATTCATGCAGACCAACACACAGCGTAACCAAATTGAAATTTACTATCCAGATGCCAACGCTGTTGATGGTGTGCCCAACCGGATGCTGAGTTACAGATTTGATCTAGACTGCTTCAACGCACCGAGAGATGTTAGTTCAGCAACCTTTGCCACTGAAGCACCTGTTTACACATACGATGCTGGCACAATGACATACACTCCCTTACTGTCAAGTAGAACAGTTGTGTATGCTCAGGGTGTTGCTGAAAGTCAATTGGTTCAAAAGGATCAAGGCTACAGTTATCTAGACAGCACACCCATTGACAGCATATTCAGACGAGACAATATTAAACTGAGTCAGGACTATTCAACCAAGGTAATGGTTCATCGCATCCTGCCTGAAGTGGTTAACCTGGGTGCTGTGTCCAATGGCAGCGATGAGATACCCTTGTATCCCAGTCCTGGCAACATCACCATCACAGTGGAAGGTGCCAACTCAGTAGGCAGTATAGCATCCAACAATGGTGGTAGCTTGGTTGCTGTTGAACTGTATGTCAACGCAGATGGCTCAGACAATGCTCACAGTCCTTGGGCACAGATAAACCAAAACGCATTTCGTGTTGTTAGTCTGAGTCTCAGCAATGTCAGTGCCACTGACATATGGATCTGTAATGCCGCAACATGGCAAATAACCGAAGTAGAGGACGATAGATGATATCCAAGTATCCCATTGAGATTGGCGATGTAGAAGGCATTGCTGATGCTGTCAACTACCTGCTGTCAGGTCCTGCTGGCCTAGGACAAAACTTTGATGGCTTCAGTGATTACAATCCCTTGATCATTCGCCCCACCTTTGCTAGACCATTTACCTTGCCTTACTATACCACACTAGATGCGTCATGGTATGTTAGACTCACTGCCACAGGCACCACAGTGGTGGGTGGTAATCCCAGCGACCTAATAACCATATCATTTGGTGCAGGTCCAGGTTACACTAGCCCACCATTTCAGTTTGGTGATAGACTACGCTTGAGTGGCTTTGTTGCGTCAGGAGTTGATCCAGACTTCTGGAATGGCAACTACTATGTTTACAGTAGCACAACAACCAGTGTAACACTTTACACCAGTCAAACTTATACATGGCCTGCTGTGTCAACCCTAGGTAGCATTGTGCGTGACTTTACCAACACTGCTGTGTCAACAGACTGCTTGGCACAAGTGGTAGTGGACAGTATCACACAGCGTAACTTTATCAACGCACAGGTAGAGTTTACCTACACTGTGAACACAGAGACATCACCTCCTGAACCTTCATACAATGAAACAAACGTGTTTGACATAGTGGTTCAAGTGAATCGTTACAGTGTTGGCAAGAACTCCAGAGGCAATCAGGTCTTTAGTTTTCAGAAGACCATAAGTCAAAAGGTCTTTCCAGAACAAATAGGCAGTGCCACAGCAGGTGCTGTCAGTGCCATATTCACCACAGTGATTGATCAAGAACTAAACTTTGGCAGTTATGCTTATATTTTAGAAATAGCCTTTGTCACAGTGCCCACTTTAACCACAGGCACCAGTCCAGGTTCAGCAGGATATAGAACCACAGCAGGCAGCTTGGTCAGTGATGGATTTGAAACAGCACCACTGCCAGCAGGAGTTGCGGCAGGCAATATTCAAAACCAAAGCACACCTGGTGGCACACAGTATTTGAATGTGAATGCCACTGTGCTCAGCAGTAACAATCCTGGTGTGTTTATAAATGGACCTGTGTTGGATGTCAGGGTATGGCCTAATTCCTTGTTGCCAGAATACTCAGTAGGAGATCCTTTAGCAGGTGGCACAGTTGAAATATTCAACACAAGAACTTTGAGTAATGTTCAGATAGTGGGTGTGGGTGGCGAGTTCACTTGCAACACCAAAGGTTTAAGAATAGGCGACAGTGTTCAGATACAAGGCACTCTAACAGGCACAGGCACTATAACAGGTTATGCTAGTCCAACCTTGTATAAGATCAGCGCAACAAATGGATCAACCACATTCACTCTAACAACATTTGCTGGAGCACCCATTGTGACCTCAGCAGGCACAACAACAGGATTAACATTTGATTATGATGTGTTGAGTCCAGGCACCAACTCAGGTTATCAACCTGGTGATGTCATAAAAATTCTGGGCACAGCAATAGGTGGTGCTACACCCCTAAACGATTTATATCTAACTGTGTTCACAACCAGTTTAGACAGCAATCAAGTGCCAGGCAAGTTCACCATGGGCTTGCGTAACTTGACCACACAGGTCATCAAAGAGTAAATATAGGATTAAAGGAA